ATGAAATGCTTGAGGAAGGAAACTTTGAAAAAATTGAAAAGACTATTGATGTTTGGTACGATGGTGTAATGGTAATGGGTACTAATATCATTTTAAAATGGGAGCTATCTAAAAACATGGTTCGCCCAAAATCAAGTTCACAGCATGCTTTACCTAATTATGTGGCAGCTGCACCAAGAATGTACAAAGGTGTAATTGAGTCTCTTGTGCGGCGTATGATCCCATTTGCAGATTTGATTCAAATAACTCATTTGAAATTACAGCAAGTAATCGCTAGAGTAGTTCCTGATGGTGTATATATTGATGCTGATGGTTTAAATGAAGTAGATTTAGGAACAGGTGCCGCGTATAATCCAGAAGACGCATTACGGTTATATTTTCAGACTGGTAGTGTGATCGGGAGAAGTTATACTCAAGAAGGAGAGTTTAATCAAGGAAGAGTGCCGATACAACAACTAACAAGTAACTCAGGTGCATCAAAAACTCAAATGCTAATTTCAAATTATAATCATTACCTAGACATGATTAGATCAGTGACTGGTCTTAATGAAGCTCGCGATGGGTCCACTCCTAGTCCTGAAGCTTTGGTAGGCGTACAAAAGCTTGCCGCACTTAATTCCAACACAGCTACCCGCCATATATTAGATGGAAGTCTTTACATATATCGCACGTTAGCTGAAGCGTTAACGTATAGGGTAGCTGATATATTAGAGTATTCAGATTTTAAAGAAGACTTTATAAATAAAATAGGTAAATATAACGTGAGTATACTTAGTGAAATATCTGATCTTTATATTTATGATTTCGGTGTTTTCATAGAGCTATCACCAGATGAGGAGCAAAAAGCTATGCTAGAACAAAACATACAAATGGCTTTATCCAAGGGTGATATAAACTTAGAAGATGCTATTGATGTTAGGGAGATTAAAAATATTAAACTAGCAAATCAACTTTTAAAAGTTAAGAGAAAATCTAAACAAGAGCAAGATCAGCAAAATGAATTGCAAAAACAAGCTATCTTATCTCAGCAACAAGTTAAATCCCAACAAATGGCTGCGCAAGTACAAATGCAAAAAATTGAATTGGAAACCCAGGGTAAGTTAAAGTATAAGCAAGGTGAAATGCAGCTAGAGATTGAGCGTAACAAAGTGGAGGCGCAGCTTAAAAGTCAATTAATGGAGCAAGAGTTTAACTACAACCTTCAGTTAAGACAAATGGATGGGATGACATTATCACAACGAGAACAATCAAGAGAAGATGCCAAAAGTCAAAGGATAAGCCAGCAAAACACTGAGCAGTCAAAACTAATAAACCAAAGGAAAAATAATCTACCACCTCAAAATTTTGAGTCAAATGAAGATAGTTTAGATGGCTTTGACTTGGCTGAGTTTGAGCCTAGATAGGCCTTAAAACGTATAAATATTTTATATAACTTTGTAAAATATAAAATCTAATCTGAATCAAATGGAAATTAAAGTAAGAGAACTAACTGATGTTCAAGAAAAATCAGTTCAAGAAGTCGAGCAAGAACTTTTAAATAAGCATGAAGCTCAACAAGAATTAAAGTTTGACGATACTAAAGGAAAAGAGTCAGAACAAAAACCAGAGCCTCCAGAGGCAGAGGTAAAGACCGAAGAGGCGCAAGATACAGTAAGCGAAGAAAAGCCTGAGCCTACTGAAAAAGAAATAACTTCTCCTGAATTATCAGAAGAAGACGTTCTTTCATTTATTGGAAAAAGATACGGTAAGGAAATTAATTCACTAGATGAATTAACTGCAACACGAGATGAAGCTGAAAAGCTTCCAGAAGATATTGCAGCTTACTTTAAGTATAAAAAAGAAACAGGAAGGAGCATTGAGGATTTTGTAAAGTTACAAAAAGACTATACCGATGTTAATCCTGAGACTTTGGTAAGAGAGTATTTGACAGTTACTGAAGAAGGTTTAGACCCTGAAGACATAGACTCACTAATGGAGGACTATGTATATGACGAGGAACTAGATGACGAATCAGTAATCAAGAAGACTAAATTAGCAAAGAAAAAGATTATTGCTAAAGCGAAAAGATTCTTTAAAGAGCAGCAAGAACAATACAAGTTACCCCTTGAGTCAAGGGAAAACTCGTTCACAAATTCTGAAGAATATCAAGCTTATAAGCAATATGTGAATACGGCTCAAAGTCAGCAGGAAGAAGCTACTCGCAAAAGCGAATGGTTTGTCAAAAAAAGTGATGAATTGTTCAACAGTGAATTTAAAGGTTTTAAGTTCAATTTAGATGAAAGCGATATATACTTTACACCTGGGAGTGCTTCTGAATTAAAAAAAGCTCAAGAGACGCCAATGAATTTTGTAAATAAGTTTATTGACGATAAAGGACTTTTAAATGATCCAGAAGGATACCACAGATCTTTAGCTATAGCTATGAATCCCGACAAGTTTGCTCAGTTTTTTTATGAGCAAGGGAAGTCAAGTGCCACTGAGGATGTAATGCGCAAAACAAAAAACATTAACATGTCTGAGCGTAATATACCAGAGACAGTTGCTAAATCAGGGTTCCAAGTTAAATCAGTTTCATCGCCTTCGAGCAATGGGCTAAAAATTAGAAGTATAAAGAGAACTTAATAATAATTTAAAATTTTATAATCATGGCAGGACAAGTAAAATCCACACCAACTTTTGCGCTTACTCCGAGTTCAGAAAGAACTCCAACAGCTCAAAACTATTTAACCAATGCTGATTTTGATTGGTTAAATCAATATCTACCAGACACTTACGAAAAAGAATTCGAGCGTTATGGTAACAGAACTATCTCTTCATTTCTACGTATGGTAGGAGCAGAGATGCCTACTAACTCTGACCTTATCAAATGGGCAGAACAAGGTAGATTACATACTAAATACACTAGTGTAGGAAGTGGAGGAGCACAAGGTGCAGACCAAGTTACTTTTCAAGTAAATGACGTACTAGATCCAGCAGCTGCTGAACAAGTTATTCGTGTAGGACAAACTGTTGTAGTTGTTCAAAACAACGGATCAGGCTCCAACAAAGCTGTAGTAAGTGCAGTTAATAACGCTGGAGGAGGTAGAGGACAATTCACAGCTGACTTTTATGAAGCTGGAGGATTAGTAACTGCAGGAACAGGAGCAGGTAATGCTGATGTTACAGTGTTTATTTACGGATCAGAATTTAAAAAAGGGACAGCCGGAATGGACGGTTCTCTTGAATCAAATGATTTCATCTTTGACAATAAGCCAATTATCATCAAGGATACTTACAATGTATCTGGATCTGACATGGCTCAAATTGGATGGATTGAAATTACCACTGAAGATGGCGGAACAGGATACCTATGGTATCTAAAATCTGAGCATGAAACACGACTTAGATTTGATGACTATTTAGAAACAGCAATGATCGAAGCTGTACCTGCTGAGCAAAACTCAGGTGCTGCTGCCATTTTGGGTAGCGCTGGTGCTGCGGCTGATCCAGGAGCTGGGTCAGATGGTATTTTCTATGCTGTACAACAAAGAGGTAATATCTGGGACGGTGGAAACCCAACAGTATTAGCTGACTTTGATAATGTAATTAGTCGTTTAGATAAGCAAGGAGCAATTGAAGAAAACGTATTATTCGTTGATCGTCAGTTTGCTTTTGATATTGATGATATGTTAGCTGCCCAAAACTCTTACGGAGCGGGTGGTACTTCATATGGTCTTTTTGACAACGACGAAGAGATGGCGTTAAATTTAGGTTTTTCAGGATTCAGAAGAGGTTATGACTTCTACAAGACTGACTGGAAATACTTAAATGACCCAACTATGAGAGGTGGACTTCCAACTGGAGCAGGATCAGGACGTGTAAACGGACTGCTTGTGCCTGCTGGATCAACTAGTGTTTATGACCAAATCCTTGGTAAAAATGCTAAGAGACCTTTCTTACATGTTAGATATAGAGCTTCTGAAACAGAAGACAGACGTTACAAGACTTGGATTACTGGTTCTGCTGGTGGTGCAAGAACTAGTGATGTGGATAACATGCAAGTTAACTTCTTGTCAGAAAGAGCTGTTTGTACTTTAGGTGCTAACAATTTCTTTATCTTCCAAGAGTAGATAATAAGTGTTTTTTCGGGGGGTCTTAGGATCCCCTTTTTTTATAAAATTTAAATCTAATCAAATGAAAACTACTACTAAATACGTAGATAAAATCTACAAGCTAACGCGCGAGACTGCGCCCCTTTCCTTAATTTTAGCATCAAGACATACACAGAGATTTCCTCTATTGTGGTTTGATGAAGATACTGGAACAAATAAAGCGTTGCGCTATGCACGAAACCAAAACTCTCCATTTCAAGAAGACCAAGACGATAATGCAATATTAGAGCCTATAGTTTTTGAAAATGGGTTTTTAACAGTTCGTAAAGAAAACCAAGTGTTACAAAAATTCTTAGAATACCATCCTGGTAAAGGTCGGGTTTATGTGGAGGTTGACAAAGCTAAAGATGCTGCACAAGTTGTAAAAGACTTAAATGCAGAAGTAGATGCACTAATAGAAGCGCGTCAACTTACTGTAGACCAAGTGGAAAACATTGGTCGAGTATTGTTTCAGCAAGATGTAACAACCGTAACTACTGCAGAGCTTAGAAGAGACATATTAGTATTTGCAAAAAATCAACCTAAAGATTTTTTATTACTATTAAAAGATCCTGCATTAAAGTTAAATGCTGAAATACAATTATTTTTTGATAAAAAGATTTTACAGTTTAGGAATAATAACAAGGAGGTGTGGTTTAATACACCCTCTAATAAAAAGAAAATGTTAAATGTTCCTTATCAAGAGGACCCTATTTATATAATATCTTCATTTTTTCAAAGTGATGAAGGGTTAGAAGCATTAAAGCATTTATCGGCTCTAGCGAAAAATATGTAAATAGTGCGTTTTAATTTTACGTATCTTTGTTTTTTTAACACATAAATTTTTTTATTATGAACAAGTATGCAAGTATCACCGTTGGCGGTGGAGTAGAGCAGTTCTCTGTAAAAGATGTAGCATCTTGCTATTTAGATAGTTCAGATGATATTGTAATCGATTACATTGATGGTTCTCAAAGTAAAATTGCGTCAGGCTCGGCCTTAGTACAAGCAGACGTAGACATCGTATTTGATGGTATTAAAAGTGCTCAACAGGAGAAATGGACTCAAGTATTATACGTTATACCGGCTTTGAGCCAAACGGTAAACGCCTTTACATTCACCTTTTAAATCTTAGAAATTATGAATAAATTTTTAGTAATTGGAAATTATGTTTTTGGAGGCGATGTATTATACGTTGGATTAGTTACAAACAATATTGTTTTGAACTATCGTGATAAGCAAATAACTTTAGCAGGTTCAGGAAATATGACTGCCGCAGACAAAACGGCTATCGAAGCTGCTCTTGTAAGTGTTTGGGGTCAAGGTTATACTAACGCAACCATTGACGTAACTTTAAGTCAAGCGATAACAACGATTTCATAAAACTCGTTTCAGTCGAAAATCTAAGAAGAGGTCATGAAAAATTGACCTCTTTTTTTTTTACTTATCTTTGTGTAAAAGAATAACAATGATAAATTCTGTTAGAAATACTGTCTTAGCGATTATTAATAAAAATAATTACGGATACTTATCTCCTAACGATTTTAACCTTTTCGCTAAACAAGCACAACTAGATTTATTTGATGAATATTTTTTTCAATATAATCAACAGATTAATGAAGAAAATGCTAGATTATCGGGAACTGGATATGCTGATATAAAAAAAGGTTATGAAGAAGTTATAGATTTTTTTTCTGAAACAGCAACTCTAGCACAAACATATACAACATCCACAGCAGTTTCACCATCAGGTCTTGCTAATGTATACACAATGCCTACGAAGGCAACTACAGGAACAGATTATTATTTAATAAACAAGGTTTTAATATACAATACTCTTACAGCAAGTGGTATAAATACAGGAACAGCTGCGGCTAGTGCAGGAAATCAATTAATTGATGCAACAGCTACTTTTACTGCAAGCATGGTCGGAGGAGTTGTGTCTATTGTGTTAAATAACAATGTAGTTACCACAGCATTAATAACAGGATTTGTAGATGCAAACACTTTGAATGTAAACACAACAGCTATAACTTCTACAGGAAAAAATTACAGTATATACTTAAAATCTAATTTAACGGCTGAAGCAGAACTAGTAAATAATAGTAAGATTACTTTATTAAACAATTCCATGCTTACGCAGCCAAACATTACATATCCTGCTTACACGCAAGAAGGTAATAGTATAACTTTAAGCCCATCATTAGTATCTAACATGGGGCAAGTGGTTGCACAATACATAAGGTATCCAAAAGACCCTAAGTGGACTTTTACCACTATATCAAATGGAGATCCAGTATTCGATCAGAGTCAACCTGATTATCAAGACTTTGAATTACCATTAGACGATGGGAATGATCTAGTATCTAAAATATTACAATACGCAGGTATATCAATCAGAGAGGGAGACGTATTTAAATTTGGACAAGTTGAAGAACAGACACAAAATCAAGAACAATAATTATGGCATACATAAATCAGGAAAAATATTACACTAATGATAACATAAACCCCACTAATGAAAATTGGGGTTCTTATCAATATGTAAGTCTCGCAGATATAGTTACAAACTTTTTGTTAATGTACAATGGAAACCACTCTCTTATTAATAACGAGGAAAGGTATAAGATATTGTTTCACGCCAAAAGAGGTGTTCAAGAACTAAATTATGATGCATTCAAAGAAATTAAATCTTTACAGCTTACAGTTTATTCTGATTTAAGATTTGTTTTACCCTCCGATTTTGTTAATTGGGTCCGTGTATCTCTATTTAAAGACAACACTATATTTCCTCTTGTTGAAAACATTCAAGTTCAATCTGCTCTCTCGTATGTGCAATCCGCAACTGCAACGTTTACATATGACGGCAGCGGTAATGTTAATACCAAAACCTCCTCATTAGATACAGCTAGACAAGACGGTGCTCTAAACAGTATCTATCTCAATCAAGCAAGGATGGAGGGAGTCGATATGCCTCCTTTTAATGAAGATTATTACGACACATACATAGGAGCTCGTTATGGACTAAATACTGAAACAGCAAACATGAATCCTACTTTTACTATTGATAAAAAAGCAGGTGTAATAAATTTTGATTCTACTATGGCTAATCAAGAATGTATTTTAGAATACATATCTGATGGTATGGAAAATGGAGACGATTCAAAAATAAGTGTGAATAAACTATTTGAAGATTACATATACGCATATATAAAATATGCGTTATTAAATAATAAATTTGGTGTTCAAGAGTACATAATAAACAGAGCACGAAAAGATAAATCAGCGTTATTAAGAAATGCAAAAATCCGATTAAGTGATATTCATCCTGGTAGGTTGTTAATGAACTTAAGAGGAGAGAATAAGTGGATTAAGTAATGGCAAAATCGCAAAGAAATTTTATTGCAGGCCGTATGAATAAAAGCCTTGATGAAAGGCTTATACCTAATGGCGAATATGAAGATGCTTTAAATGTAAGGCTTGGTTCTACTGAGGCATCCGAAATAGGTTCAGTAGAAAACACCAAAGGTAACTCTCAACTTAGCGCGCTATTCTTTTTAGATAAACAAGCGTTAAGTCCTAAAGCTAGATGTATCGGGGCTTTTCAAGATAGTGCAAATGAAACCATATATTGGTTTGTGCATGATCCAAATTTTACTTTGGCCGATACAGGTAAATGTGATATGATTGTATCTTTTGATACTAAAACAGCGCAAGTAACATATCATGTAGTTAGTACGGATGACGGCAGCGGTATAAATACAACTCTTAATTTTAATCCACAGAATCTAATAACAGGTATAAATATTATTGGTGAATTACTTTTTTTTACTGACAACTTAAATGCACCTAGATTTATAAACGTTAATCGTTCTTACAAAGAGCCATTGCTAGATGGTAATCCTCCAGGGCCTATTGCAGCTTTGTGGAAATTTAAGGCTGAATCATTATTAGTGGCAGGCACAGAGTTTATAGGATTTCATCGAGGTACGTTGTTGGGTTGTCCAAATCCATTGTCAGGTTTTGGTCAAGGTGTAAGCCCAAGTTTAAATCAAATACCTTTACCTGGTGTAGATTGTTATACAGATAATTTGGGGTTGCCTATTACAAAAGGTTATGGTATACAAGGTTCCAACTTTGCTCAAGGCTTAGCACTCACTCAATTTTCAACTAACACAAATTCGGGAACATCTACAATTAATTTAATAAATGCTGACACTATTTCAAATCCAGGCGCATCCGCCATAGCTGGATCAATAAAAGGTGATGATGGTTCTACAGGAACTTTTACGGCAAACTACACGCCTTCAATTTTTTCATATACAGATGGGAACGGTGATACACAAAATCCTGAATCGGGGGGCACTGTAATAATAAACGGATTAACTTTAACGGATCAAGTAACTTATACATTAACTAGTTAACATGGCTGCATATATAGATCAATTTACCGCAGAATCTTTACTGGTTATAAAAAAGCCTCCGATAGAAGCGCCTACTATTGTACCATTTAAAAATAATGGCGACAATACTTATTTACAAGACAGGTTCATTTGTTTTGCGTATCGTTATCAATATGCAGACGGAGAGTATTCGGCAACTTCACAGTTTAGTGACCCTGCATTTATTGCTGGTAATTTTCAATTTGACATAAGCACATTTTTAAATGAGGGAATGCTCAATGTAATGAATGCGGTTACTTTATCTTATAATACAGGAGGTCCATTAGTCAAAGACGTTGAGATATTATTTAAAGAAATGGACAACCCTGTAATTAGGGTTGTAGAAAAACTAAATAAATTAGATTTAGGATTAGCTGACAATGATATAGCTACATTTGTTTTTGACAATCAAAAAATATTTACTGTATTACCTGAGACTGAGATTCTTAGGTTGTACGATAACGTTCCTCTAAAAGCTCAAGCTCAAACAATAATGGGTAACCGTTTGTTTTACGGTAACTATGTTGAGTCATATAATTTAGTTGATAAATTTAACGATGCAGTTCAATTTAATTATAGCACTACTTTGGAAACAAGTGAGGTGGGTGCTGAAACACTACCATTTTCTCAAGCAGATGCACAGTACGTAATTGATGGATGGATTAATAAACCAAATGCAAGATTTAATTTTGATTTAGAAGGAACTAAGCTAGTAAAAGGAGCCTCTATAGAGTTTGATATATCTATTTTGCACAATTCATTTAGCGGTAACACTCCTTTTCCGACAGATACTACCACTGATAAAAATCTTAATTTCACATACATACTACAGCAAGACTTTAGCTCAGTATTTAATTTAGCCACAGATCCTGATTTTGTAGCAAAGATTGGTAGTGCAACAACTATTTCAACAGTAGCAAACTCTTGTACAGGCTCTACCTTTACAGACGTTTTTAATTGTGAAATACCAAATCAACTAGATGCGTATTATAAAAAAGCAAGTGGTATAAGTGCTGTAGATCAGCCTATTCAAATATATACTAGCGCGAACAGTACAGAGATAGGCTTACAGTTTCCTGCAATGCAGTTTGTAGATAATATAGGTGTTCCAACTCAAACATTTTATGAATACTATGAGGTAACAGCTGGTACCGTTTCTTATAGAGAGACTACAAACAACTATAGTTTACATAGTAATCGTGGATATCAGATTGGTATTGTTTATATGGACGAGTTTGGCAGATCGTCTACTGCACAAATTAGTCAGTTTGATACGGTTAGCGTACCATGCTCCAACTCAAATCTTATAAATAAAATACAAGTAACCATTCCTGGCGGTGGAATTATACCCGCACAAATAGCTCCATATTGGGCAGAGAGATACAAGTTTGTAATAAAAGCTGACAGAGATAATTACGAAACCATCTACACAAACATATTCTATGAGGAGCCCGATGGTAATGCAGTATACTTTTTATTAGAAGGGGAAAATGCACAGAAGGTAAACGCAGGTGATAGGCTTATTGTAAAACGTGACAATGATGGATCATTATCAACTTGTGTATTTACAACTGTTTTAGAAAAAGAAGTTAAAGAAAAAAACTTTTTAACTATTAAGGATCCTTTAGTGGCCAACGCAACTATAGAGATTCCTTCTGGGCCATACATGAAGTTAAACCCTAATAACTTTTCGGCTACCACTAATGAGGATCCTGGTGGAAACTTTGTTTCATTTCCAGCAAAAGTTTGGACTGCAAAACAAGCCAACTATTATCCTGTTGTAAGTTTCCCTGTTACAGTATCAAATGGAGGATTGACATCACCTTTAACGGACGAGGTTTACACTATCCCCGCAGGTAGTCGCATAAAAATTACATACAGTAATACTCGAAGA